CGGTAGCGTGAGAAGCGCGCGCGATGGGAACTGTGGTGCTATTCGTCAGGTTTAGCTGGACTACCATAACCTCTCCGTCAATCTGCATCAGGTCTCCGATGGACGCCGATACCGCGGTGGCCACAGTAAACGACGTATCAGTGGCGCCCATGGCGGCGCTTAACAAGATCGACGATGGTCCCTGCAATTCATCCCAATAACCCAGAGTTAAAGTGCCAGCGCTTATGGATCGTGTATTGGTCAGGTCAGTGAAGGCGATTCCAAGAACCTCGATTGTTCCAGCTCCGATTGGGTAGAGACCGAACACCGGCTGCCCGGAAACATCGGTGTCGAGAGCCTGGCCTGTGGCGCCTAAGATTGTCCATCGAGTGAGAGGCGACAATTCGTACGAGCACTCTTCGTCTACAACGTTCGCAGCGCGCCCGGAAACATGGACCGTCACGCCTTCGCGATTCGGCACCGCAAAGGAAACTGGCGAAGCGTTGCTGGAAGCTCCAAACTGCCAGGTGGATTCGGCGATCAGGAATGAACTCGTGGTATCGGGCGGGATGCTCCAGGGGGCGGTAATGGTGAGCACGCTCGCCGTGTTGGCGGCTACGGTCCGCTCCTGCCCCGCCCCGGTCCCCAGCGTGATTCGCACCGTGGCGCCGTTGTAGAGGTTCAACACCATGCTTAACGTGCTGTTGCCGACCGTAGTTGCCGAGCTGATGTTGACCGGCTCGGGAGGTTGGAGCTCCAACCGCCAGTAGAAATTCGCGTGATCGTAATTAAAGTCGGGAGGGCCCTGCAACAAGGCAGTTAGTCCGGAGTCGACAAACTGGCCCGCGATCGTAACATTACTCGCGATGCGCAATACCTGAGCGGGGTTGGGACCGCGATAGACATCGAAACCAGTGGCCGTCGATGAAAAACTCAGGCTCACGAGAGTTACCTGGTTCGTATTCGTGCCCGCCGGTACGTTCGCGATGGCGATAAATGAAAGGCCGCCTTCCGCCCCGTTCGCATCCAACGCGCTTACCCCGTAATAGAGCGCTTGCGCACCAGCCAGCGTCCCGCCCGAATTGCTTACCTGGGGATTAAGGCCCATCAAAGGTATGCCTGCCGCGCTTGCTTCCGGTTTTGCAGGCACGGAAAAGGAGACCGACAAGTTTGTAGTGACGCTGCCATCCGTGCTCGCGATCTCAGTTTCCGAGATTCCAAACTGCTCCACGCCATTCGTATCCAGCACGGTGCCCACCAGGGGCATGGGTAGCCCGACCTCGAAGCCCGTCTGTCGTCCCGGGCTCGCACTGCCCGAATTGACGGCGGTGTACCAGGCATCGTCATGGATCTGTGCCGTGATCACCGCAGTAATAAAGTTCACTCCCGGCGATAGCTTGGTAATCCGGAATGGCTGCCGGCTGAAGCCTTCCCGCGCGTAAGTCAACGTGATAATATCGCCGGGTCGTAACCCCACGCCCTTTACACTGGTCTCAAACTGAACATATGTATTTCCATTCACCGATTTATACAACTGCAGCGCCGCCGCCCGGTTGGCCTGATCGAAATTTGGGAGCCCAAGCGCGGTCAGCGTAGCGCTAACATTCTGCCCGGTTACCAGGAAATCATCGATGTCCACCAACGATAAACTGTCTTGCTGGTAATCATTGAATTCGTCTTGAAATTCGACGCTATATTGGTTCGGGCTATTCGCGATGCTCTGCGAAGTTACCGTGAGCGAGGAAGCGCCATTGGAGCCGCGCACGATGCCTGAAAACGTAGTGTCGCCAAATTCATAAGCTGGCCATCCGCCGTTCAGCGTTTCGGTACTGTTGCTGCTGGCGAATTGGGTTGGCTGCTGGTTCGCCAGCGTGTCTTCCGGATTCAGCTGGATCAGACCGTTGGAATCGAAGCTCAGGTACATCGCCGAGCTGTTCCGAATACCGCGAACAATGTCGCCGGCACTCCGGCTCCCTGTCAGTAGAAGGTTGCATTGATACCGAGGAACGGTAGTGCTGTTCCCATTGACGTCTACGGTGGAGACCAGCGCGTTACATCTCTGCGCGACAGTGGAAAAGGTTGCCAGGTCCAGTTGTGCCAGGCTCCAGCCGCTGCGCAGTAGAGCGTCTAACATCACCCACGCAGGATTGTTGGTGAATGCATTACTCAGGTAGTTCCCGCTGGAATCATACTGGGCTAGTTGGAGGCCCTGTATCAAAACATCCACTGTGGGGAATGAAGTTCCGTTTGAAATTGAGTTAGGCACCACCAGCGACATGAAAGCCATGCTTCCGTAGGGATCGCCCAGCGGCTGTCCGGCCGAATTACTAAAGTCCGGATTGAAGCTGCCGTTCCGGGTTCCGTAACTGATGACGTTGTACCAGCCCGTGGCCGTCATGTTGGTGCCGTTCACCCCCACCGGGATCTGGGTACTGTTCACGATCACGGCCACAACGCTGCTGATTTGTCCAACTCCGAGCAGTATTTCGAAGTGAGTAAGATTGCCGTCGTTTCTGGCAAACACAATGGGGGGCTGATACCAACCGGTTCCGTAAATCAGCGGAACGAAGTCGTTGTAAAGCGCTTGATTCGGCAACGGCGTGGACAATACCGACGTTTTCGAGCCATACGTCCGCACAATAATCGAGGCCGGCACGAATTCGATACCGCCAAATCTGCGAGTTACATTGTTCGCGCTATCCTGATCGAACATGCCTCTCTGTTGGCATTGCGTGCGCGACAGATCGCAGGTTGTGTAGGGCACGCCTGCATTCATGTTTCCTACGCCGCCGGTCTGATCCGGTGAATACCCACACTGATAGAAAGGCGAGAAGGCGCCCTGCGTGCCGCCAGTTACCGCCTCCTGCCGCTGCGCCGCGGTCGCCGGAAAGTTCCAAGGGCAAAGCTTTTGAATATGGATCGCCGGCAAAAACACACGCTGTAAATTCAGCGTGTTGGTGAAACTAAGACGCAAGGTGGATTCAGTGGACTGATCCGGCGGGTTCGCGATCCCTCGAAATACCACTTGGGTGTTCGAAGCCGCCACCTGGTTAGTCAAGTCGAAAAACAGAAAGGTGACCACCAGGTTTGATCCCTTCCATCCGATATTGCGCTCAATGGAGGAAAGGAGCGAATCCGCGTTTGCAAGTGTGATGGCGACCTGCGAGACGCCATCCGTGGCGGCCTCGGGACTGGAATTCAGATCGAAAAGATTGTGCTTCAGCACTCGGCTTAGATACTGCTGGGCATTCACTGTCACGTTGTGAGTGCTCCAGTGCTCCACGTCACCGCTCGGCAGGGTGCAATCGAATAGGAATAGAGGAGTACCCGGAACTTCCAGCTCTTTTAGAACGTTGATCGGGGTCATGTCAGATTGCTGATCAAGCCGATCTGACACGAGTTCTGGTTGGGCGCGTCGGCCGCAAAGGTAAGCGAGTCCGACGAAAACCGAGTGCTCGCGTAAACACCGCCCAGGTCGATAGTTTTCTTATATAATCCAGCCGCGGGCTGTGCTTCCACTTGAGCGCCGAATGTGTCCACTTGCGCGCCGACCGGCAGTTGCACTCCGAAGGAGATGGCATCCTGTTGAACCGTCAGGCTGCCCGATGTAGTTACGCGTTTCCACGACACTCCGGTATTGATCGCTGTTAGCGAACTCTGCCCCGTTGCGGCTACAACCAGTTGAATCGTCGTCGGGGCAGCGCTCTTGACATAAACGCTGAAGCAGTAAAGAAATGAACTTGGTCCGCTGGTGTTCTGAAGGATTTGTTGCGTCGTTGCGCCGGTATTCGTGAGTTGCATCCCGCCGGTGCCGCCCAAAGGATCTGGCACGCCACCAGTTACTTGCAGCAACGGATCGGCGGTCCACACAGCTTGCGTCCAATCCTCGCTCCATAGCAACAGGTTGTCGGTGGGGTCGAGAAAGGTGAACGTGTTGAGCTGACCTTCCGAGGCTTCGAACAGGCTTTCGATAGAAGCTCGTTCGGTGTTAGTGAGGCTGGAGTATCGAAGTTGCCATTGCACCTTCTGCGCGCCTGTATCGGCCATCCGGATCGTAAAGCCGCTGGCAAGTTGATTGGCGACGGTTCGCAGGTCGGTGCTCCGGGTCACTGGGAATTGAGAGACGGCGCCAGTGCTGAGTTGCGGATAGTAAAGCATGTCAGTTCCCGTTCTCCAACACAGTGAGTGACGTCTCCCCATTCCACTCACCCGCCAGTACCGCCGCCATGCTATCGCTTCCCAGGCTGCAGCTTGAGTAACTTGTCCCATCCCATGGATCGGTAAAGACGAAGTCTTCGGCTTGTCCCGCCATGGCCCGAAAGAATTCTTGAAATTGATGCAGCTCGCTTTGATCGAGCAGACTAAGTTGGATTATCCAGCGGTGCAGCGGCGATTGATAACTGCGAAAACGCTGTTCGGACCCGTCGACAAATTGCAAAGCCGTCGTCGAGAACGCGACGCCGCGCTGGGCCGGGTACTGCATAACAGCACCGGTCTTCAAAGTCGGAAACGTGTTCATCCCTATAGGCTCGAAATCACATCGTTCAGCGAACTGGAATTCAGGATTGCCTGTTTAACCGCCATTGCTATGTCATCGCTGTGATCCAGGAAAGATTGGCTGTCCATCGCGTTTACTTGAATAGTGACCTGCGGCGATGTGTTCGCCGA